GAAAGTGCAGTTACAGGTGTGACTGTTGTAGGCGCAGGTGCAGTTACAGGTGTAGTTACAGGCGTGGTTGTTACAGGTGTATTTGAAAGCTCAGTTGCTGATGCGGTTGAAAGTGCAGTTACAGGTGTGACTGTTGTAGGCGCAGGTGCAGTTACAGGTGTAGTTACAGGCGTGGTTGTTACAGGTGTATTTGAAAGCTCAGTTGCTGATGCGGTTGAAAGTGCAGTTACAGGTGGATTTGAAAGAGTGTTTACCGGAGCTTGTGTTTCGTTATCATATTGCGCTATTGCTGCGATATAGCCGTCTTGTTGAGCTTGCATTGCCTTTTGTATTACTAATGCCCCATCTAATCCTATACCATAAGATGCCGCAATCTCTTGAGTAGATGGTACATTTTGCAATTGGGTTCTTGCAAAGTCTATATAATTTTTCTTAGTTTCCGCCCTAGTTGCCATTTTATTATCCTGTTATCTATTTAGTTTTCTAGGTGTGTAATGAAGCACAACACCCGATAAATTATGTCCTAAATCAATAGCCGTATTAGAAAAAACGACTAAACCAATATTTGTTCCACTTCCTTGTATGCGTATTTCTGGTTGGGAAACTATCTTCCCATCGTAATAAAATTCATTCCAAATAGCTTCATCCCAGTAACCGCCAGCACCTTGTAGTTCTTCATATTTAAGAAAATGGGTGGCGATACTTGGATCAGCATAAGAAAATTCTGGATTAAAACGAATATATGAGTAACCTACGGTTGAAAGTTCAACTTCAAGTTTTCTAAATCGTTTAATTGCTGAGGGTGATTTTACATTATTAAACGCTGTTCTGATATAGGCTTGAATAGGTTCGCCATCAAAAGATGATCCGGTATTAGCCACATAAACGTACCCATCTTCGTCACCAAGTAAAACAATATCTCGACCACTGGCGTCCTCACCGTTCCACGCATAACTCACATTAATTGGATAAGTTAATTCTGAAAAATCATGACCGGTAGTTGCCGCGCCTGTTTGACTGGTGCCTGCGCTCATTGTCATGATAATACCTGTACCATCATTTGCATAAAACCTTACTTGATTTTTGCTTTTATAAATAGCAGTAGCAACAATTTTTTCTCGGAAACGATCAATTACAGGTTGGATAGTTCGGCTAACGGTATCATGTTCAAATCCACCGAATACATAAGACGGTACAATACGAATAATTCCCTTGTCATCAAATGAATAAAGTGAACCAAGATTCATTAAGCCATAATGAATTGCGCCAATATCTGGGGAAATCAAATCTGCTTTATATAAATTACTCTGATTATCAATAGATACTTGCCAAAAACTATCTCGACACGCAACAGCAAGAACCCCGCCGACAATTGGACTCATTCCTGTAATAGTATCCCCGAATTCTTGAACATCTTGAAAGCCTAAACTTGTTGTTCTAAAGTCATGAGGATTACCTACTGCTGAAAACAAAGCTGTTCCAAAATAAGATAATACAAGTTGTCCGTTTACCGCTGCAATAGTGGTTGGAGCGTCAATAGTGACTTGAGTTCTAATAGGAATGTAAACATCCCCGTCAAACTCAAAGGCACGATTTAATGAATCTGCACCATATAGTTTTTTACCATCAGACGCGGCTGAAAAGTTATGTTGAACAAATTGATAATTACCACCTTGTAATATGGTAATTTGCGTAATAGGATTAGTAGTCACACTGTCCACAACAGCTATGTCAATAATACCCACTCGAATAGTATCAGCGGCATTATTTGTCCATGTGCCTGTTACGTTTGTAACAATAAATCGTCCGGTATCGCTTCTCAAATTAATTGGATCGGAATGAAGCGCCCATTGGCTATATGTGCCAGAGCCTGTTTTACCAGTAATATTAATAACAATTTGATTAGTGCTATAAGAAGTGATTGTACCGTTCAAGTAGTTAGTTGGCGAAGCAATTGCAGTAATTAAAATTGCTTGACCTGCAACGTAGGCTTTTCCGGTTTGCGTAGTAAAAGTATGTGAGCCTAATCCCATTGTAATTGTAGAATCACTGGTGGCATCCAAATCATCTAAACTTTGCGATGTTTCAATTACTTGGCGCTTAACAGTTGCCGTTGCGCCAGAATTCTTTTGATTAATAACAACGCCATCAAGAACATCTAATATGCAACTTTTAAAAGGTAGCGATTTGAATAAAGTAATTTGTTGCCATCCGGTGGAGGTAGACTTCCAAATATCGACTGCTGTTCCTGCCGCATTATCTCGAAAAGCATAAGCAACGCCTTTGTACATACAAACACCGCGAAGCACCCCACTACCAGTTACAGCAGTAATATCGGCACGATAATCATCCGCTACTAATCCAAGAGCAGTTGCATGACCGACACCTGTAGGATGACCGTCTTTAGAAGGTAAGATAGTTAAAACACCTTTTACCGTCCCACCAACTTTGAAATTTTCAACTTGGAATGTGCCAGTAATTCTATCAATAATGAGATAAGTAGATTCAACCTGTAATACTTTGCCTGTAGCCGCGCTTGTTGCCCCAGTAATAGTTTGACCTACTGTGACTGCCGCTACAAACGTGCAAGGGCAGTAGTAGTAACTTTGAGCGCTAGGAGAAGGTCTGCCATCAAAACGTTCATAACCATCAATACGACGATAACCGCCGAGCGAATTACACTCATAATTATTGATCGAAATACATTTACCTGCATCAATAGTAAGAGGTGGCGATACCAAATCAAGACCACCGGCAAAACGCGAGTATTGCGTAAGGGTTTTAACATCCGGTAACGCATTCATTCTCATGCGAGTTCTTCCGAAGCAGTAGGGACAGGACAATTAAACTGTTCAAGTTTAAAAAGTAATTTACGATATTCAATGTTACCGATGGCGTAAAGCTCTTGAGCATTAAGTTGTGTTGCAAAATACATCAATGCTCGCCAAACCACGATCATGTGAAAACGTGATTGGAATATAGGAGTATCGGTATCGTTTACTAAGATAGAAGGGTTTTTATAATACTCACCTTCTACCGTATAAACATTGTCTGGTATAGGATAAAACGTAAGTGAATTATCCGCAGGCTTTATTGTAAAGTGTGTTGGGAATCCGGTTTGAATACGCGCATTCCCAAACATAAATAAATCTCTAAACTCATCCCATTCAACAGGAATTAGATATTGTTCACTGACAATACCATTCGCTGTTAAATAGATACGCATAGTTTCGGGCGACCATTCGCTTAAATCTAGCAAACTGATACCCGTTTCAGAATAATTATTTACACCAATAATGGTATTAAATGACATATCTCCCCGTAGGAAATCCCAATTGGCGTGTTGTAATTGAATATCTGCATACGCAGTATTGATGTAATCAACAGCTTGTTTATATTCCCCCTGTTGATTTGCCGTTGTGATGAGTCCCGCACCAGAAATATCTGCTTCAGATAAAAGGCGATTAGCGAGTTCAAGAAATGTCATGGTTTAATTCCAGTACGGTTAATAAATTATTGTGACAATACAGTCGTCAACCATTGATATCCACGGGGATTAGGGTCTTTAATCACACTGAATGGATATTTTTGCGATGTGTTACGAGAAATCAAATTCACAGGATTTTCATCGTTAGTATTAGGCGCAATAGTAATGAAAGTATCTGATTTTGCTCTTGCCAAAACTTCGATATATTTACGAGCAACACCAATAGGTTTTCCCACTTCAAGCCATTCAATACGACCATTAACAGCTACGTCAACAAAACGAGGCGCATATCTATCTGCTGAAGGCTCAATACGAATAGTAACTTTTTCTTCCATGAACTGAAGCTCATCAAGATAATCTAAATCGATACCACTTGTTTCAACAATAATTTCTTCATTGTCACGAATATCAACAAGACTGTCTTCCAAATTAATGGTAGGTTTTGCTCTGCCGCGTACTTCTTCTGTATGTAATTCTTTTTGAATTGCCATGATTAAACTCCAATAAACTAAAAAATAGCAGTGTGCCTAAAAGACACACTGCCGGTAACACTTAACCCGATACGCGAACCGACAAGTTTTTACTTGCCAAAATCATCGCAGTGGTTGCATTTTGTGATAATTGAACTGTGCGATCACGAACTAAAATTGAGTTAGCAGTGACTAAGGTACGAGTACCCGCAGCAACGGTTTTGATACATACGTTATCATTAGTTACCGCTGTGCCGCTACCTGCGCCCACACCTGTTGCCGTAAATGTTACACCAACAGTATTAGACGGTGCGCCAATTGCAACATAATCAGTTGAGCCAATAGTCGCAATTGTATAAACTGTACTTGCAACAAATGAACCCGCAGATACAGTAGCGGTTACACCTTCATACCATTCAAATTTAGAAAGGTCAGTAAAGTTTTCTACACAAACGTAACGTGGCTTACAGCCAATATCTAATTCAACATAATCCGCTGCAACAATAGTTGTTGCGTCAAATGATAAACGAATAAAAGTATCAAGTTGTGAATCTTCATCGTTTGTTTTACTGGTCACTACATAAGTTGTATTTTCAGCCATTTCAAAATCCTCTGAGGAGTGCGCCAAGAGTTAACTTGGCGCAGATATTAATTAAAGTGATTTAACGCCGGTATAGCCTAAAGCCATCCATTGGTTGTTTTCAATCATCACACCTTTCCACCAGATTGAACCGGCATAACCACGTTGACCGTGTGGATCAGATTTAGTTTTTTCACCCGCTGGAATGAAAGTAGGTGACATTGATTCTTTACCGCGTAATGCAATTTGCGAGAACGCATCTTGAGCAAATACGAAATAAGGATATACGTCAATGCTTGTACCTAAAGTTGATTGGCAACCAGTTGAACCGATAGCCGCACCAGCGCTCAATTGAGCAGGTAAATCTGGTGAAGTGATGAAACGGAAACGCTCAACGCGACCAATTTCATTTGGCATTGGAGTACCGCTTGCGTATTGTGATGTTGGAATAAAGCCAGCAATATCACGCAAATCGGGTTCTAAGTCAGTGTGGCAAACAATCACATAGCCGCTTTCAACAGGTTGAGTAGCAATATTTGGTGACGCTTTTAATGTGTTAGTTACAGGGCGAGCATGGTTAGCTTGCATTGCTTTAGTGATTTTACGGATATTTGCTAATTTCAAATAGTCGTTAACTGTTGCAATAGAAGTACCTGTACCAGAGTAGAATACGTTAGTACACGCTTTTAAAGCACCGAATAGAATCATTTCGTTAACAAGCGCAACACGCTCACCAACTTGTTCCACCATTGCTTTAGGAATATCATCTTCGTACAAATCAGCCACTTTATCAGTGAAGCTGTATAAGCATGAGTATTGATTGATTACCGCAGTAATGTCTTGCGCTACAATAGTATCCGCTTGCGGTGTAACACCTTCTTGCGTTAAGTGTGCGTTAGCCATTGCCGCGCCACGATCACCAGATACGTTTTGGAAGAAGACATTTGGATTGCCAGCAGTCGCGTTATAAGGAACATAACGACGTGCCACATAAGTTTCACTTTGGTTTTTAGGCAAAGAAATTTGACGACCTTGTTTTGCTAATACTTCGAGCGCAACAGCGTGTTTTAAAATCTCGCCTTTGAATTTGTTAATTCTGGCGGGAGAAGTGTTATAACCTTGAATAGCCATTTTAAAGCATCCTTACGTCATCTCGACGTTATTAAATAAAAGTAAG